GATCAGGACATACATATTTTTCTTTAATCATATCGATCGGGTTCAATAAATGAACCACTTTGGTGAAGACTTCACATGGTTCCGATGGATGACTTTCGTCTGATCCGGCGACTCTGCGAGTAGCACTCCAGAATCTAGGCTTCGAAGAAGAAATCCATTGGTCGATTTGATATTGGGTAGGAAGCTCCATATTCTTATGAGATAGTGCTGAATCAGGAATAGTAAAGAGATCTAGGGCAGGAAAATAACGTTGGATATGGGAGTAGTTCGAAAATGATGAACGCTCATTGTCTGATATCTCATGTGCACGACAAGGATCTCTCTGAAGCTTCTTCAGTACTCCTCTCATCTTCTTGGTTGAAAGACTTACAAACGTGTTTCTAAATCGCACGACAAATCACGTACAGGTAGTAGAAAACGAATGGCAGCACAAGGTGGTGTGAATGTCAATCTCCGGAAGTTTGTTATGAAATCCATTCCCCAAGATGCAGTCGCAGTATTTATTGGTCGTCGTCGTACCGGTAAGTCCACATTGGTTCGAGATTTGCTCTTTCATCACAAGGATTTGCCGATGGGATGTGTCATTTCAGGAACAGAAGAGTCGAACGGTTTCTTTAAAAAGATTGTTCCATCGATGTTCATTCACGGCGAATATAACCCTGTCATTCTAGCTAACTTTGTCAGACGACAGAAACTGGTTATGCAGAAAGTCCAACAAGATCAAGAAAGAGGGATAACCTCGAGTATTGATCCTCGTGCATTTATGATTTTGGACGATTGTATGTATGATGATTCGTGGACCCATGACAAGAACATCAAGTATCTTTTTATGAACGGCCGTTGGCTCAAAGTGTTCTTCATCATTACCATGCAGTTTCCTCTTGGTATTCAGCCGGCTCTTCGTACAAACGTCGATTATGTCTTCATTCTGCGTGAACCCTACATGAACAACCGTCAGCGTCTTTATCAAAACTACGGATCAGCCTTTCCATCTTTTGAGTTCTTCTGTCAAATGATGGATCAATGTACGCAGAATTATGAATGTTTGGTCATTAATAACAATACGCAGAGCAATAAAATGGAGGACACGATCTTTTGGTACAAGGCGGAAATTCACGGCGAATTCAAGATGGGTGCTCCCGAACTTTGGCGTCAATCTGAAATGATGGCACGAATGAAGGATCAGGATGGCGGCGGCGAAGAATTCAATCCACAAAGTGCACAGCGTCTGAAGGGTCCTGCCATCAGTGTCAATAAGAGATTTTAATGCGTATAAATAGAATGAATCGTAAAACAACCATCTACATTGTAATTATTGTTATGATCGCATTGATGCTATATAAGGTATATGGATCTATGATTCGAATGGACGGATTCGTAGATGCAGGACGTTGTGGTGTCGATTTGCCATCATGTCCCTCGGGTCTACGGTGCATCAATGGATATTGCAAGTCTGATGTGGCCCCTCGTTTACCACTCTTTTCCGATCTTCCGATGATGCCCTGATCCAGCAATAAAACCTCACCATTTGCTAGAAAATGGCTCAGCACAAAGCAATGGGATTAGGTGCGATGTTTTTGCTACTTGTTGTGGCGGTGGCGATCCTCCCGATGATTGTTCGCTACATTGATCGTATGGAGCCTCATTATATCATTTCCGGATTTGAGAATCCACATGCAGACGTACAATCTGCATCGCGGGATGCGGTTCAGGTTCCAGCGGGAGCATCATCCATGGAGTCGATGTATCGCCCCGACCCAAACACGGATTACATCTGCCGTTCAGCGAATGGACAGCCATGCCCTGAAGGAACCCGTTGCGATGGTTTGACCCAGAGCTGTGTTCCCGTTCATGTTGGCGGTGCAGTTCCAGATACTGGATATTTTTCATAAAAACGAAACGAAAGATACACTGTATATTCTATTTTGTTTTTAACAACGAATGACTTCTTTTACTGTGGATTCTCTACGGAGCTTGAAGGATTTACGATCTCGTTCTTTGACTCTTCCTGTGTATCCGATACCTGCTCGACCGTCATGACAGGCTTTTCAATCTTACGCTGGATCGCCAGATCACCTGATGCACCGAACATGCTGTCAAATGATGATTCAGAAGAGCTTGACGTCGATGCACCTACCACCTGCTTGGAACCCTTCGTTCGCTGCTCAAAGAATTGCTCACGATTATCCTCGTTTTCCTTGTACTTCTTCATGAGTGTGTTGAGCTGATCGTTGTTGTACTCCTGATCCTTGATCTCATTCGGGGATGGGTCCCATGGAGTCCACTTTCCTACCTCCGCCATAAAGATGTTGTGGTACTTATCCTTACCCTGGAGCTTCTTCGCCTTGATTTCAGCCTCCTTTGGATTACCATAGACGCCGCGAACTTTGACTCCTCGAATCGAAGTACGGAACTCGTTCTTCGCATAGAACTCCTCTTCCAGCTTGGACTTATTGGCATACATAAAGTCATCATAGGCCTCAGTAATTTTGGTCTTGGTCAGATCGCTACGGCTCTTCTGAATAAACGAGTTGTAGTTGGTCAGGACATCATCGACACGCAGACGATTCTTACGGCAAATCTCTGCAGCATCGAACTGCTCCTTCTTCTCCAGCTCGCTCGCTTTTTGATCAAGATCCGCATTCAAACCCTGTACGGTGTCCACTAGAAACTTCTCCAAATTCTTTATCTTCCAGTCGATCTCGTATGTCTTGAGAAACGTTTGGAAGAAGAAAAGTTCCTTTTTATCCAGAACTTTCTCCGGGCTGAGGAAACTCAGCAGCACGTAGCGCTGGCCTGGAATCTCCGTGTCTTCGTCCAAAAAATCCTCGATTACGGTGTCGGTACTCATCTCTACAGATCTTGAGGATCTGATGCTTTAAACTCAATGTGGGGATATAACGATCGCTTTGCGATCTATCTCCCCACACCCCTTCCCCGACAGCTTTCCGATCATTACACCCATAGTGAGTTTTTTTCTTGAGAGGAAGTATAGAAACATGATGGGCTACGGATTTGCTGAAATTGTCAATCGCATCATTAAGTACTTGATCGAGGGTCTCGTTATTGCGGCGGCGGCCATTTTTATCCCAAAGAAGGCTCTGCCACTGGATGAGGTCGCGACCCTCGCTGTCCTCGCCGCGGTCGTCTTCGCCATCCTGGATGCTGTCTCGCCCTCCGTCGGTGTTACGGCCCGCCAGGGTGCCGGCTTCGGTCTGGGTGCCAACCTTGTCGGCTTCCCAATGCATTAAAATCTACCCATTTTCGGACGGATGTGAATTAGTGCATATATTTTCTTAAATCATTAAAAATAACATAATTTTCATATTTCTGGATATTATGTTATTACATTCTACAGAGTTTTCAAGAACTCATGCGGACATAGCGGAACATCCGTTAGGTCCCCACGCTGAACAATCTGTTGAATTTCTGAATGAAGCTTGGAATGATTGGTTCGAACCAGGGTTAGATTCAGATGTTTTCGTCCAACCAGAACGGGAGTTCCAAGGAATGTCGCCAGATGTCCATAGCCAATTTTACGTTTTGGACCATAATATTTGACTTGGACAATATGACGAAATGTCTCGTCAATCAGATCAACACCTTTGTCATAGATAGGAAATCCTGCATCGCGTTTATGACCGTCAGGCATATCCTGGTAGGCATAAAAGCGAATTTGATGGAGTTTTGATAAATGAATCGCTGAATAATATTCAAATCTTATGGAAATACTCTTCAGCGAAGCCATACGTTGTTCTAAGAAATGGAGATGTGCTCGCATGGTTAACTATTTACATCATGTGCACACAGATCAATTTTATGAAGTTCATTAAAGCTTCTCAAACATCGAAAACATCTTCAGACCTTCGTGAAATAGCTTGATGTCTCCTAAAATCTTTCGAGCGAGACCCTTTGTATTTTTGTTCCGATAAGAGGAAAATACCCAGATATTCGAATTGTATTTTTTCCAGTTTTGGTATTGCCTGAAATCGGAACATATCGTAACATAAATGCTATACAGCTCTTTCTTATATGCTTTATGGGTATCTTCTTTCTCTTCTTCTAATGGAGTTGTATCTTCTACAGGATGAAATTGTTCCTCAAAAATAAGACTCATCCATTTTAACATTCGATCCATCTGAAGCAAATCCAGTTCACGCTCATCGTCGATATCCGACCGAACCAACGTAGGAGTCGGAGCGTTCCTCCCCGAAAAATAACCCGTGTAGATTCCTGCTACACTGGATGCCATGATCGGTGCAATATTATTCACCACAAGATGGTACATAAACTCTGCACCGATACTCGCCATCTTTGTACTGACGACTGATTTTATTTTGGATCTTTGACGCTCTTGTGTTCTTCTCCAGTATTAACACGTCTTGATAAACCCCCAATGCATTTCTTTGCATATTTTCTCCCAGGTCTTATCCTGTAAATACAACTTATCACGATTCTTTAACAGGGGAAAACACGCCAAGTACTCATCCATTTCCAGCAACTCACAGAATTTGTAGAGAACATATCCATAGGACAAGAAATTGCGACGCCCCTTTGGACAGTGCTTCTTGAAAGATGGCTGAATCTCACGGAACATATGACGCAATTTTTCTTCGTCTTCTCGGGACATGAAGGGTGCATTTTGACCATTCAGGCGATTGATGATATGCGGAATGTGTTCATAATACTTGGAACATTTCATTTTTCGAAGGATCTCACGTAGCTTAGTAGGTTTCAAAGAACTCATATTAGTTATACGTTCTTTCTTGAGCTGAACAAGAATCTCATCATATACCTCTGCAGGAATTTCTGTACTCTCTTTGGCCTGAAACTGCGCCAACCATTCATTGAAATGATTAATTTTCTTATAGGCATAATAACATACTTCGCGTGGCGGATCTTTGTATGATGGTTTATCACTATCAATCAAAATAAATTCCTGATGTCCACATTTGGGACAGGTAAGATTGGCTTCATTCAAACACATATTCATTTCACTACTACATCGTTCACATATCGTCCACGGATCATCATACTCTTCCACGCTATTACGCCCCATCGCTGGATCCTCCATTTGTAAATAATCGTTCAACAACTGATTTCTCTGAAAACTCTTCTTTTCTGATCCGGTTGTGGATGGATCAATCACCGCGTTTCCCGATTCATTTCCCTCCTCTTGGGCAACCTCTTCCAAAATCGCCAAGATAGATCCTGGTTTAGCCTTGTTATTAGCAAACGTTGCAGTTCCTTGCTGAATTTGATCTTGAATATCATAATAATGATACAAGATATCACCTGTTCGAAGATAATAATCCATAAGATCGGATCCGTCTTCAATCGATTTAATCTTCTTTTGTAGACCCTCGATTTCTCGTTCCCATCGCCAGCTTTCCATATCGGATGTGGTCGCACTGATTTTCGCCTGAAGTATTTCGATTTCTTCCTTGTATTTCTGAACTTGTTGTTTCTCTTCCATCATGTTTTGAATCTTTTGATTATGAATGGCATCGAGTGTAGTGCGGGCTTCTGGATTAGAACGCTTTGTACTTTTTACTTTAAAAAATGCACTATCGCTCATCTCCCACTCACGTACTTATACGGTATGAGTGGTGTGGTTTTAAACCCTCCTTTGATGTACATGCGTTTTAATCCCATGAAAAAAGCGTACGGAAGGGGTCTTATGATCCATAAACATATATTCTACGGTGATTTGCTCAGTGGGCTCAGAACGATGTACATGAATACATTCGACTACATGATCCATCCGTCTACGGAATTCTGTTTCTTCTAAATGAAGGATCCCTGCACGCGTATATCGAAA